GAACCTCAAATCCAAGTTCTCAAGGGACTGCGCTACATCGAGCATCGTTTTGGCTCGCCTTGTAGAGCTTGGAGTTATTGGCTCAAGCACAAACATTACTGAGGAGGAGGGGAAAAAGTAGCGTTTTACTTTGTCAAGTAATCTTGATTGTCGGGAGTGTCGCCGTTGGGGTTTTACCAAAAATTGAAAGTTAAAAAAATAGGTTGAGTATAATAGTTTTCAATTAAAAAGTTTCGGTCAATAAAGGAGGTCGAAATGGCAACAACAATAAAGGTACAAGTTCCTGGAAGGTTCTACTATGATTGGAGTTGCGTAGCTGAAGGTTATGAAATAGACGCCATAAATGGTCTAGCTCCCAAAGTGGCGATGACGACCATTGCGAAGTTAGACAGCGCAACACGGATAAAATGCGGCAAGGGTTTTGTCTTAAATCTTGAATTGACCTTTGATGAGGCAAAATTCTTAAAAGATGAGGCTTGGTACCGTTACGAGTTTAACGGCACTAATGCGTATGAAGTCAGTAATAAAGATTATGCGTCAGCACGCGCGGCAAAAAAGTTATTTGATACTTTAGCTAAGAAAATGCAGTAGCAGTTCCAGTAGTTGAATGGTTGATTAAAGGTATAGTAAGTATAAGTCAAACCGTCAAACCATAATCTATATGGAGGAATCCTACTATCTTACGCTTCTTGGAAGTGTTATCAAACTCTGTGGTCGTAGGCATCCAGCGCTCTTCCCAGCTAGGTTCAGGAACTCTTGATAAGTCAAATGCCCACACTCCCTCTGGTGTGGAGTTGATATACCAAGGCTCTAACTCGTGATACTTAGCTTCAAAAAAGAGTCTGTCATACTTGCTCTTCTCTATCAGTAGTTCATCGTAGTGAGTATGCCTACACTTTAGTTCAATGAAAGCTCCCATCTCATCAGAGATGCAGTCGAAAGAATCGTAAGTCCCTTCTGCTTTTCTAAGGTCGGGGAAGCGAGAGTCCCTCAGATAGTCAAAGAGTTCAGATTCTTTCATCTGCTCTTTTCACCGCCTCAGCCATACCATTAGTGCCAGGAAACAAATCATCTATTGTGTCCCCCCCCCGATAATTCAACAACGCTAGTATCCAGTCATTAAAGTAATCAGGTTTAGCGCCAGGTAAACCTTTACGCTTGGTTGCTACACCACTAATCCAATCACGCACCATTGGTTTGCGTTTGTGATCCTTACGTCCTCGATAGAGAAGGACTGGCTCCCAAGCAAACTGAACTGTGGTTGGTCTAATCTGGTGGAAAGTTTTAGTCCAAGCACAAACTCTTATTTCTTCATCTATTAGTATCCAGTTTAGGTTGGCTGGATTGCAACTCAGCGCCCAACCATCAGGATATTCTTCAATCAAACGCTTGACTAAATCAAGGTGGGCTTCTTTGCTGTCCCAAATATGGGCTTCATCGTGGAACTCTCCATATCTTTTCTTTCCTTGCTTAAAGTATGGAGGATCTGCGTATGCAAATTTCAGGCCCAAGGACTCTCCCCACCCAAATTATTCTGTAGCTTACGTAAAGAAGCCTGACATTTACGATCAGCAGTGGATATAGCGCAACCTAGATACTCTGCCATAGCCTCAAGGGTAAGGTTTTCGTGGTGTCTCTTGATGAGGATGTTTTTATCTGCTACTTCTAACTTTAAGTAAGCATTCTTAATATCTATCAAGGTGGCAAGTAGGTTGCCGCCTTCTGCTGGAGCTGACTGCTTACGTGACTGACCATCATTGATGAGGTTCTGTGCCTGTTCTAGGACCGTGTTATCTATCACCGAAGCGATTATATGAGGCAGCAGTTGAACTAGGGTAGTAGCGTCATAGAAGGCTTCATCGCTTATGCGATAGCCTGATTTTGCTGCCTTCTCTTTACGAGCATAGCGCTCACAATGGCGTTTCATCCGCCAAGCGATACGCTTCTCGTTGATTATCCTCTGGAAATAATTAGTTTCATTTAATAATTCATCTAAATACCCTACTCTTGAGAGGTACCAGGCGTAGCATTCCTGCCTTACATCATCTTTATCCACGAAGTTACGAAACCTACGACAGATACTACTGACTACGCCAGGAGCTATATCAACGATAGCTGGATGAATGTCAGTCATTAGAAACTTCAGGCCACGTCTTATCTAGCACCATCATTGCAATAGCAGAGTAGTTAAGTAGATCTAGGAAACTATCTCGAAGTGACTCGTTGTTGGGAGAGAGGTCACTATCAACGAGATGATTGATTCTAGCCACCTTGTCGTGCATACGCACTCGTAATCCGTTGAGTGCTCCACCTGGACTGTGAGCGATGTTCTTTGGACCATAATCTTTATGTTTGCGGATGAGCAGATTGCCAGCCGTGTCAAGGATTCGCCAGACATTTGCAATGAACTCTGCATCTATTTTCGTATTGGGATCGGTTTGACTGTAATCGTACCATTCTTGTAATCTATGGAGACTATTACCATCCCCAATTCCTTCAGATATTCTGCCATCTGAGTCAATTCCTTCTTTGTAGTCACTCACTTAACTCCTCCTACTAGGTTGGCCGTTGCTTCTTTCCCATTGACCAGATAGAAGTCTGTTATGTCCATACCTGGTGGTAATTGTACGATTTGTGAGTTGATCAACTCACCTGCGACACGCCTAGAGAACTCAGCTCCAGGATTAGTGCCATCTTCCTTTATATCGTTGTCTCCGATTACATATACCATATCAAAACCACTGAATAACTTTGAATAATAAGGCTTCCAGGCGACGACTCCGGACACTCCAACCGCTGGGATACCACAGTTGGCTTCCATAACTATCGAATCAAATTCGCCCTCGCATATAACTATCTTGCTGACATTAGCCATAGTTGCAATGACATTAAATAGATGCGACTTATGGCCAATGGGCGAGCCATACTTAGGTTTGCCATCATCTAGCCTTCTAAATTTGAAACCAACGCAGATGTCCAAGGCAGTAAAATAGGGTATAGATATCCAACCCTCATAGCCTTGATGTCCCTCTATGGGATCTACGATAGAACCAAGGCGGTATCTAGCCGATGTCTCTTCAGATATTCCACGTTCTTCTAGGTATTGCAGGGCTTCTGGGCTTATTTCCTGTGCGTAGTGATGAGCTACCTGACCCAATAATTTCATTCGCTCTTGCAAGAGCATCTTTGAACCCCACATTCTCTAATTCCATAATTAAATTTATTGCATTACCACCCTTACCGCAGGTATGGCAAAAATATAGGTTGTTATAGGTATCAATGACTGCGCTCTTGCGAGCATCATCGTGCATACAGCAATGAACAGATACATTGCGACCCTCTCTTACTTCTCCTCCGAAGTGCCTGACTATATCCGCTATGGATACTGTGCTTGCATTGGAGTCGCCCTTTGACCCTTTTTTATGTACCATCCTAGACCAATCTTGTGTTGACAAGCACATTCTCCTTTGCAATATCCGTGTAGCTCTTCTGCCTTATCATAGTGGCCCTGTGAGTTAAACTGACCAGCCACCCTGCAGTCTAAACACATCATTCTTCTCTAGTCTCTTCCTGTTCTTCTACTTCTGTTGGTTCTTCTGGAAGCACTGGTTCTTCTATAACTTCTGGCGTGGTAAATATCTGGCTAGTTGTTATTTGTCCCTCTGGCACTGGCATTGCGTATTCCTTTCCTCATAGATGAAACTTCTGATAAAATTCTATTTAATTCACTGTCGTTAGGATCAACTTTATTTACAAGTAAATACCCTGTATGAAATAAACCTGATTCCATATGACGTTGCAGTAAAGAGATAACACCATTCTCATTAGTGCCAGTGATTCTCATTCCACAGTTACAAGTTACTCCATACTCTGGTGGTCTATCAATCATCATTTACTCCTATCTTCTACCCATTTCTCTAAGTTTTGTATTACCCAAGCATCTCCTATGCTACCTCTACGCCTTTTCACTATGACGAAGGCTGGAGGTTCAACCACTAACCCCCGCGCCTTCGCATAGTTGGCTGCCTCAGTCTGAGCTTCTGCCCAGAACTGCGGAAGATTCAATGACTTCTTATTCTTACATTCCAAGATATAGGTCTGACCTGCGATTATGGTTACGATATCACCCTCGTCTGCGGATCCCGCCTTAGCAAGTCTTTCAGCAAAATGCCCTAGTTTGCGTAGATATTTCACCACATCTGTCTCAAAGCGACTACCTTTTTGTTTATTGTAACTAGACATTGGAGTTAAGAACTGCTCTGCCGTAGGCATCAGAGTCGGATATCTGGCAGGTAGCAAAGTTTACGAATAAACCTAAAGCATCACTACCATCTGCTTGATGCTTTCCAAAACGATTCTTTACTACTGCGACCCTCAATATATTCTCTATCGGGCTATAGCCAAGAGTAAGTATCATCGCAGGTAATTGACTCACCTTGCCGTGAATGGCACGGCGAGCTGGCGCCTCTGTCGGAGGACCATACTCACTCTGCTCTGACACGTGATGTAGCACTAGCACACAGGCTCCAGTCTTCCTAGACATATCGTGTAGTTCAACCATAATCTGGCGTAGTCCTGCCCATTCATTATCGGATTCAGAAACAACATTCATCAAGTTATCTATGACGATCAACTCTGGAGCCAGTCCATAGAGCTCAATGTAAGCCTTGATTTCCATTTCTATATCATCAAGATTGGGACTGGAATCAAAGACCCACTGGATATGCGACATACTTTCTAAGTATTTATCATAGTGACTAGGATTCTTAATGATTATTTTCTCGATTGTCTGTTGAGTATGACTTGATGTATGTGCGGATGCTCGTATCATTACCGTAGCGGTATCAGTATCTGCCGAGAAGAATAAAGTAGGAACCTTGGCCTTGATGGTGTAGATCAGGGCAAACATAGACTTGCCGACATTGGGTGCGCCAGCAACCATACATACTTGGCCTCGCTTGAAAATTATTCCTTTCTTCTCAAAATCCTTCCACACTACAGGTAAGGGTTCCACCATAGTACGAGCAAAACCCCAGGCGCGGTCCATTCTGAGCACGAAGTTTCTCCTTCGATAAAGTTACTAACTGAATTGGGTCAGGAATAAATCTTAGGTTTTTCGCTCATTCCAAGGTTTCCCAGTTACTGTATCGATAGGCGATGCTAGTTGGTTAACTGGGATCTTTAGGCCAAACCACTTTGGGCCAGCTCCAGGATCCCACCAGGCTACGTATGGCTCGCCAGTTGCCTTGGCTTTGCCGTGCTTAATGATCATCTTGCCACGAGAACACTCTGGTGCGTTCGGACTGTTGTATATCCAAGTTTGACCCCACCTATCTACAATTCTTTCTTCTCCGCCAGTAGATACTGGTGCAACAACTGGTGTTGCATTGAACGCGTCAGCGATTGACGCAATGGTTGGTGTGCCACGCAGTGAAGAGTTAACTGAGTTAATCAGTGATGATAAATCTTGCACGCTTGCCAATAAAGTTTCTAGTTCAGCTTGATTGTCAGCGTAAATATTCACTAATGGTCCATCTTTACCATAATTTACTTGTAACTTTGTTGTCGCATTTGCAGCCATTTTACTTTCCTCCATTATGTCTGATTGAAAGGCGCAGACTATCCTTGCCTCTTATGGTTGGTACGAATCCAAGAATCTCTTGGATTTTATCTTTATCTACTTGCTTAGGTCCAGCTATCTCACTCCATCTAACTTCAACGCCTGTAGCTGTAACCCCGACAACACCAGTCAGCGCCTCTCGCAGAGATTCTTTCTGGCTTGTCAATTCCTTTATCTTGTTATCCAACTGTAGATATTCCAAAGCCTGATTACTTGCCTCATCAGATTCAATGAGTGGTAGTTCAGTCTTGGTAAGTTCTTTTTTTAGACCAACGCATCCAATCTCACCAGATGCGTCAAAGTATTTACAATAGAACTTACAGTAGCTCTCATCCCTTTCAGGCTCAGGAGCAACCTCACTTGTCTTTATAGCCTCTAACCAAGATAAGGCTTCAAGCGCGATGGAAGTATCGTACTTCTCTGAGTGGACCTTTACATCGCGCTCGTCACCGTCTCGTGGTATAGCCACAAGATGCACATTGTGGACCTTCCCCAATCCACTTTGCTCTATTAGGTATCCGTAAGTATGTACTTGCCAGCGTTGCTGCTGGCTTGGAAAATAAGTGAGGTTCTTCAACTTCACTGTCTTCCAATCAACTACATCTCCTGTCCCAGGAATGTAGAGATCTACGTGGGCCTTCATTCCATTATGCTCAACAGTCTGCTCCAGCATAACTTCTTTGTTCTTTGTCAAAGCCTTTTCAATGGTGTCGTGAATAGCAGTTCCCATAATTGCAGCGAGCTTCAACTCTCCGCCATTGGTCTTTGGTTGTCCGTGTAATTTATACCAGACCTTACGGCGACAGCCACCTAATTCTGATGGACCTATCTCTGTTTGTAGCGACCTGCTACGAGAGTTCTCTTTTTGATAGAGAGCTTTTACTAATAAATCTTTTACATCCATTTATATTCTTCCCACCTGTTTATTGTTATCCGAAAGAATATCAGATTTAACACGAATATCCTAGCCAACAACTGAATAGGAACATCATCGTATTGTCTGTAAT